GCAACGACGGCTACTCTGTCACCTATGTGACGGAAGCACAGGATGGCCAGACAGCAGAGGCAGCACTTCGCAAGAAGGTGGCCGAAGCGGTGAGGGTGTACCTGCTGCCGACCGGATGGCTCAGCCGGAGGGTCAAGATGGGAGGGTGCTGCCATGAATGTGCAGAAGGTCATAACAGTCTTTAATAAACGCCTGGGCGAAGACCGGCGCGACCTGTTCTGGCCGACTTGCATCAGCAGCGCTTCTTTCATGGAGAGCCGAGGCTCGAACTCCTCCAAAGGGGTGCACTCTGAGAGTCTGACCTACAAGCTGCGGATCCCGATTGACGCAACAGTCCAGGATGGGCGCACCTACGTTGACGAGCAAGCCTTCAAAGCGCTGCCTGTTGACGATCTGGGAGCCCACTGGACTCTGCAAAAGGGTGACATCATCCTGACAGCAGAGACAGAGCTGACCGAGGCGATGACTGCCGAGGAAGTGAAACAGCTCGCGGGGGAAACCCTGGCGGACGTCATAACGGTGAAGGAGTACGCGGACAACACGATCAGAGGCTCGAGATCAGTCCAGCACTGGCGAATAGGGGGTGAGTAAATGCCTTTTAAGCCTATAGAAAACCCCAGAGGTGCGATCATTCAAGGCAAAAACGGCAAGGCGCAGCTCGTGTGGAACTCCGGGTGCGCTCCGAGGCTGAATGAAGTGCTCAAAGGGAAGCAGAAGATCATCGACAGCGAGGTCCTCCGCTTATGTGCTCCACTGGTTCCGAAGAGGACCGGAGCACTGGAGAGATCCGGAACGCTCGGGACGGTCATCGGCTCCGGCACTGTTCAATATATCGCGCCGTATGCTCGGGCCCAGTACTACAACACCAGCCAGTCCAGGAGCTACGACTCCAGACGCGGCGGCATGTGGTTCGAGCGCATGAAGGTGGCCAACAAGGCCCAGATCCAGAAGCTCATCAACATGTAAAGGAGGAGGAACATGGTCAAGTCAATCATTGAGGGCGTGGCTGCCTTTTTCCTGGAGTGTCCGCTTCTGTCTGAGGGCGCGTTCCGTGTGGACGCTCTGGGCGATCAGCCGACAGAGTACGCGATCGAGACGGGGATCTTTGACCCGATCATCGAGACCTACATCGACGGCAGCTCAGACAGGCGCTACCAGTTCAACTTTGGCAGCCGGGAATACTACAGCATGGACCGAGTGCAGAACATAGCCAACAGTACCTTTTACGAAGACCTGGCGGACTGGGTGGAAGCTCAGAACGCTGCAGGGCACTTCCCGGAGCTCCCGGAAGGGATGCACCCGGAGGAGATCAAGGTGCTGTCACCTGGTTATCTGTTCGACGAGTCGATGCAGAACGCCCGGTATCAAATTCAATTAGAACTCAATTATCACAAGGAGGCATAGCCATGAGAAAGTTCAATTTACAGCTTTTTGATGCAAGCCGTGCGGCCCTGCTCAGAAATACCATCGCCGACTATTTGAAGGTGGGCGAGGCCAATGAGCTCATGGGCACCGGCTTCACAACTCTGGACGAGAGTCCCGGAGCACAGACGGACGACGAGACCTACATCAACGAGGTGACGTCTTCCTCTGATGTTACCAGCTACAAGACCGAGTTCGGATATGAGAGCCGCCTGATCCCTTCACAGAAGGCGATCCTCGCACTCTACAAGGACGGACGCGATCACCACACCGGAGACGCAGCTCAGCACGAGTACATCCGCGTGGATCTCTTCAACCCCGTGGGCGAGCCTACGATTGATCCTCAGACCGGGCAGGTCACCGAGGCGTTCTACAAGGCCCGCAAGTTCATCGTGGCCAACGAGGTCAAGGACTTCAAGGGCGGCGGCGGTGAGAAGATCGCAGTGTCCGGAACTCTTCACGCTGTCGGCGATCCTGTACAGGGTAAGTTTGACACCGTGAGCAAGCAGTTCACAGCCGGAGACTTCACCGGCACCTATGACGACGCCAACGGCTAAGTCATACAAGCAACCACTGGCGACGTGCGCCTGATCATAGAGACAGGAAACGACCAGGACAGCGTCATGCTACAGCACGGCATGGCGCTGTCTTTTTACAAGTGCTGACCAGTTAGGAGGACAACAGAATATGGATTTAATCATCAACGGCGTAACACTTCAAGGCGACCTTATGGATGCAGACTTCATGGATCTCTTCGAGTCTTCGATGATGGAGATGAGAGACAAGGCTCAGGCGGCCAAGACCGCAGGCTACACAAGAGCATCCGAACACTATCGCGCACAGTGCGAAGTGACCAATGAGTGCTTCGACAAGATCTTCGGCGAAGGCACCGCGGAGAGACTCTTCGAGGGTCGCATGAACGTGATGGAACACCTCGAGGCCATGGAGCAGGTGAACGAGTGGGCGATGACAGAGCGCAAGCGTCTGAACGACTTCACCAACAAGTACACCCAGCGCCAGCAGGCAGCGATCAGACAGCAGCAGGCCCAGCAGTTCGTCTCGGTTAAAGGCGGGCACAAGGGCAAGCATTGAACCTTCTGATCGATGGACTACCTGAGGAGGTCGAGATCGCTGGCCAGACGGTCAGGATCAGCACCGGCTTCCGCACCGGCATCCTCTTCGAGGAGGTTCTCCAGGATCACAACCTGGACGACGCGGACAAGCTCCAGACAGCTCTCGAGCTATACTTCCCCGGTGTGGTCTTCGACTACGAAGTACTACCTGAGGCAGTCAACCGGCTGATCTGGTTCTACCGATGCGGCTCGGATCCAACCGAGACGAAGGACACCGACGAAGCAGGCAGCGGAGAAGATCCGCCCTACTCCTACGAACATGACGCCGACTATATCTACGCCGCGTTTAGGCAAGCCTATGGCATAGACCTGGCGCGGGACACACTCCACTGGTGGCAGTTTCGAGCTCTTTTTCGATCGCTTCCGGAAGACACTCAGATGGTAAAGATCATCGGCTACAGGACGATGAAGATCCCAGCGAGTGCTACAACGGAACAACGGCAGCATTATGAGAAGATGAAGCGCATCTATGCGCTACCGGAAGATGCTGACCGGCTACAGCTCGAGAGTGACCTCAACACCCTACTAATGAACGGCGGAGACCCCTCCGCATTATTAAGACAGTGAGGTGACGGTCATGTCAGCAGATGGCACTCTAAAATTTGACACCAGCCTGGAAACTGATGGACTACAGTCAGGCATGGGCAAGGTCGGAAGCATCGCCCAGCAGGCGCTGGGCGTGTTCACCGGCCAGATGATGACGAGAGCGGTGGACGCTCTCACAAACCTGGGGAAGTCAGCTCTCGAGAGCGTGGGCTCCCTGGAACAGAACATCGGAGGCGTTGAGACGCTCTTCGGAGACGCTGCGGATGCAGTGATCGCTTCGGCGAATAGAGCCTACGAGACGGCCGGACTCTCGGCCAACGACTACATGAGCACGGTGACGAGCTTCTCGGCTTCCCTGCTCCAGTCACTCGGAGGAGATACAGAAAAAGCGGCCCAGGTGGCAGACATGGCGATCATCGACATGTCAGACAATGCGAACAAGATGGGCACCGACATGGGTGCGATCCAGAACGCATACCAGGGCTTCGCAAAACAAAATTATACAATGCTTGACAACTTGAAGCTGGGCTACGGCGGCACCAAGTCCGAGATGGAGCGCCTCCTGGCTGATGCTGAGAAGATCAGCGGCGTCAAGTATGATATCAGCAACCTGAACGACGTCTACCAGGCCATCCATGTGGTGCAGGAAGAACTCGGCATCACAGGGACGACTGCGAAGGAAGCGTCAACGACTCTTGAGGGGTCGATGAACGCGGCCAAGGCTGCCTGGGACAACTTCATGAACGGATCCGGCGATGCTCAGCAGCTGGCTGATGCTTTCAGCACGGCAGCAGAGAACATTGTCACCAATTTGAACCAGATCATCCCGAGACTGGCCGAGACGCTTCCGGCGCTCGTCACCACTCTGGCGGGACAGGTCCCCGGCATGGTGGCATCGATCCTTCCATCCTTAGGTCAGGCTGCTCTGACTTTGATCACAACCTTCGCGGATAATCTGACGAGCAACATCGGCTCGATCAGAGTGGCCGCATATAACGGGATCGAGAACTTCTGCAACGGACTGATCGAGGGCATCCCTCAGATCATCCAGGGCGCCGGGACTATCGTCACCACGCTCCTGGATATAGTCAGACAGAACGCGTCCCAGCTTGTAGAGGCAGGCATCACCATCGTGACGGAGATCGTCACGGGGATCGCTTCCTTCCTTCCGGAGCTGGTCAACACCGCGATCCTGATCGTGGCCAACATCATCGAGGGAATTATAAATAGCCTGCCGCAGATCATCGAAGCGGCGCTCAGTCTGATCAACACGATCATCGAGACGCTCCAGACGGCTCTGCCGACTTTGCTGGCGTGCGCGATCGAGGTGTTCACGGCCATCGTGGACGCGATCCCCGTCATCATCGAGATGCTCTTGCAGGCACTTCCGGATATAATCACAAACTTGATCAACTTCCTCGTCAGTGCGATCCCTCAGATCCTCGACGCGGCCATCACGATGCTGATGGCTCTGATTGAAGCGATCCCGACGATCGTCCAGGCGATAGTTGACAACCTGCCGCAGATCATCACGGCCATCATCACGGGCATCGTGGGCGCAGTTCCTCAGCTGGCCCAGGCGGCGATCACGCTCTTCATGGCTCTGATCGATGCGATCCCTGACATCGTGGTGGCGCTGGTCGATGCGCTTCCTCAGATCATCACGGCCCTCGTCACGGGCCTGATCGATGCGGTGCCGGCCATCTTTACAGCGGCCAAGGATCTGCTCTGGAATATCATCACGGCGATCCCTGAGATTGTGATCGGGCTCGGTGAAGCGGTGCCCGAGATCATCAACGGCATCGTCAACGGCCTGGCAAACGGAGCCTCGGCTCTATGGGATGCAGCCGTCAACCTCGGCAGCTCTATCCTGGGAGGCATCAAGTCCTTCTTCGGTATCAACTCGCCTTCGACCGTCATGGCAGAGCAGGGCGACTACCTCGTCCAGGGCATGCTCAACGGTCTCGAGTCGTTACCGGATAAAGCCGCCCAGGTATTTGAGGATGTACTCAACAGGGTGCTGGCGTGGGGTCAGAATATGGCCAGCCAGGCATCGACAGCGATCACCAACATGGTCAACAAGGTGATCAACATCGTCCAGACACTTCCGGGCAAGGTATGGACGCATCTGGTCAACACGATCAACAGACTGATCCAGTGGGGTCAGCAGATGCTCTCCAACGCATCCACAGCCATGACGAATATGCTGAGCAGGATCAACTCGATCGTGCAGCAGCTTCCCGGAAAATTATGGACCCACTTCGTCAATGCAGTGAACAGGCTGATCCAGTGGGGTCAGCAGATGCTCTCCAACGCATCCACAGCCATGACGAATATGCTGAGCAGGATCAACTCGATCGTGCAGCAGCTACCGGACAAGGTATGGACGCACCTGGTCAATACAGTGAACAGGCTGATCCAGTGGGGTCAGCAGATGCTCTCCAACGCATCCACAGCCATGACGAACATGATCAGCAGGATCATGAGCATCGTCCAGCAGCTCCCCGGAAAGATCTGGGAAGTGCTCAGCCAGGCAGCTCAGAAGGTTGTCTCCTGGGGCTCAGAGCTGGCTTCAAAGGGTGCGGCCGCGGCCAAGTCGCTCTTCGATGCGGTGGTCAACGGCTTGAAGAGCCTGCCGGACAGCATCAAGGAGATCGGCAGCAACATCGTCCAGGGACTCTGGAACGGTATCAGCGGAGGCTGGGACTGGTTGAAGGAAAAGGTCAGCAACCTGGCCAAGAGCCTCCTGGATAGCGCGAAGAGTGCACTCGGCATCGAGTCGCCTTCCAAGGCGTTCCGCGATGAGGTTGGCAGATGGATCACTCCGGGCATCGATGAAGGTATGGAAGAGACCATGCCGGACACTATCGACGCCATGAAGGATAGAGCCGGCGAGCTCGTCGGAGCTATGCGGGCAGAGATGAGCGCCTCAGTCGGCGGCATCGCCGCAAGCATGGCCGGATCCTCAGCTCACAGCATCGGCGGAGCCGGCACGACTGTCTACTACGACCAGCACATTGAGCAGGAGAACACCTACAACACGCCAGTGGCCACACCGTCCGAAGTAAGTAAGGCACAGCGCGAGGCTGCTCGCAATCTGTTTGGAGGTGTGAAATGACAATAAACACATTACGCATAGAGCTGACTTGCAACGGGAAGACCCTAAGCATGGGACCAGGCGAGGACATTGACATCACAGCAGTGTCCGGCCTGGAGTCTTCCGACCTCGAGATCAGCACATCAGACAACGCGCTGGTGGATGGTGCATCGGTTGACGGTAAAAAGATCAAACCGAGACCGATCCACATCGAGGCCAGCTTCAGAAACGCAAAAAACAACCCGGAGAACAGGGCCAGGGTGATCAAATTCTTCAATCCGAAGTACACCGGCAAGGCCCTGATCACCAACCTGGGCGTGAGCAGGAACATCGAGTACGAGCTGGAGGGGTGGAGCTTCAACAAGCAGGCCAACCTTGACACCAAGCTCAAGATCATGGTGGATCTGATCTGCCCGGATCCGTACATGCTAAACGTGGATAACTTCGGCAAGAACATGGCCAACATCAGCCCGCTCTTCGCGTTCCCGTGGAGAGTCCTGGCATCTCGTGTGGCCATCGGCAAGCTGGACTATCCTCCGGAAGCCCGCGGGCTTCTTCTGGGCGGCATGACAATGGGCTACAGAACACTGCACAAGGAGGTTGTGCTTTCCAACGATGGAGACGTTCCGACCGGTGTGCAGATCCAGTTCGTCGCTACCAGGGGATCAGTCACCAACCCGATGATCACGAACACCGGCACCGGTCAGTATATGAGGGTGAAGGTGGCCATGCAGCAGGGGGACGTCCTTCTGATCGATACAAACGACAGGCACCAGATCATCACCTTGAACGGCGTCAACTATTACCAGCACATCGACAGACAGAGCGAGCCCTTCAAGCTCGCCGTGGGTGAGAACTACCTGGAGTATGACGCGGACGAGAACTACACCAACCTGGACGTCAATCTGTTCTACACGCCGAAGTATCTGGGGGTGTAGCCTATGAATTTAATAATTTTAGACGAAAACTTCGACACGCTCGGCATCGTCAGCGTGTTCAATACTTTGCTATGGGATCGGCGCTACTATGCGCCCGGTCTCTTTGAACTTTACACTCCCGCCGAGTATTTTGAGCTGATGAACACCGGCCGCTATTTATACCGGAGCGATCGCACGGAGCTCGGCGTGATCCGAGAGGTCAACTTCGCCAGGGACGCAAAGGGCGCAAGGACAGCCTACTGCAAGGGCTACTTCTCGGAGGAGCTGCTCAACAACAGAGTGCTCAATACACAGCTAAACATGACCGGCACACCGGAAGACATAGGGCGCCATCTGGTGCAGAAGTACCTGATCAACCCATCGGACTCCGGGAGACGCTTCCCAGAGATAAAGCTGGGAGAAGTGCACGGCCTCGGCACCAGCATCACCGTCACATCGACGGGGGCACACCTGGGGGACAAGCTCTACGAGATCGAGAAGACTCAGGAGCTCAGTCACCGGCTCATCTACAACTACCTGACCAACGAGCTCTCGTTCGAGCTCTGGCAGGGTAAGGACAGAAGAGACACCCAGGACGTGAACAGCTGGGCGATCTTTTCCGACAAGTTCTACAACGTCAAGAACGCGGTCTATGACAGGGACGAGTCAGACTGCAAGAACTTCGCCTACGTGGCCGGAGAAGGAGAAGGCGCTGCCAGGGTCATCGTTGAGGTTGACATAAGAGCCAGCCAGAACGAAGAACGCCGGGAGCTCTGGGTCGATGCAAGAGACCTGCAGAGCACATACCAGGACGAAGGTGGAACAGAGCACACATACACAGCCGCCCAGTACAGGGAGCTGCTCAGGCAGAGAGGGCTGGAGAAGCTCGCGGAGTATGAGAAGGTGGAGACCGTCAACAGTGACGTGGATCCGGATGCGAACCTCGTCTATATGACAGACTTCGATCTGGGAGACCTCTGCACCTACAGGTACATGGACGTCGGCATCGAAACCATCAAGAGGATCACAGAGATCCAGGAGGTGTACGAAGGAAGCAAGCAAACGCTCAGCGTTATCTTCGGCAACGACGCCACGACCAACATCGTGAAAATAATCAAAAGGGAGGCACTATAACATGGCTATGAGATACGGCTATTTTGACTCCGAGATCACAGGAGTCGACTCCGAGGGCATGCCTATCTTCGACAGGGCGGAGACTTCCGAGCTCTTCCGCCTTCTGTTCGCGAAGCTGCTCACCAACGGAGTGCTGGCCAGGCCAGCGGACTGCTTCCAGGTCCTCGCCGGTGACACCGGCCTGACAGTGAAGATCCGCCCGGGCTTCGGTCTGATCAACGGCGCCTTCGCCTATGATGCGGCGGAGGAGATCTACCAGCTGGAAACAGCACCAACGCAATACAGCAGGATCGACAGGGTCGTGCTCCGGTGTAACTACCTGGAGCGCTTGTGTGAGATCATCATCAAGACCGGAACTCCGGCAGCGTCACCCGTTCCGCCTGAGCTTTTACAGCCGGCAAGCGGTGACTACTACGAACTGGGCTTGGCACTGATCACGATCAACACCAACCAGGCGGTCATGAGTCAGAGCTGCATCCAGGACACGAGAGCGGACAGCTCCGTCTGCGGATATATCACCCAGTTCATTGACAGCATTGACACTGAGGTCTTCTACGCTCAGTTCAATGCCTTCTATGCGGACTTCGTGGACCGTTCCGAGGCAAGCTACGACGAGTTCCTTGATATGGCTCAGCAGGCGTACACTACCTACACGACCACAATCAACGACTACATCACGGACCTCGAGACAAGGGGCGAGGCAAACCTCACGGAGATCACTGAGAGCCTCAGGGAGTTCCAGAGGCAGAGCCAGAACGCCTTCAACGAGTGGTTCGCAAGCGTCCGGGATCTTCTGGATGAGGACATCGCGGGCAGACTGATCAACATCACAAACAACCATGAGGAGAGGCTGACCCTCACCGAGTACATGAACATCCACAACGACTACTTCGCGCCGCTCATGGACGACGAGGGTCACGTGATCCTGGACGACGATGACAATGCGATCATGGTCGACTGGAAATATATGTATGCTTAAACACTAAGGAGGTAAAAAGGCATGACAATCGACATTGAAAACGGCAGACGCTTCAACGAGGAACCGCTCCTCGCTGCGGTCAACAGCGGGGATGACATCATCCTGGTGCGACTTGCAAACGGCACCGGCGTCAAGTCCATCAAACTCGACACAATCAAGAGCTTCATCCAGGGCGACCTGTCTGAGCTCGACACAGAAGACAAGACCAGCGTGATCGCTGCGATCAACGAAGTCTTCGGACTCGCATCTGACAACGCTGACAACATTGAGCTCCTGGATGGCATAGTCACAGCCCTCAAAGCGGACGGTGCTGCACGTGCGAACGCGCTCCCCTATGAGCATGACTTGGGAAATGCTCTCACAGCTGAGCAGTCCAGCGACATCAGGAGCGGCAAGTTCAAGCTGGTCAAGACCGGAGGCTACTGGACTATAAACGGCAGAAAATACTGGGCCGGCCATGCGGACTATCGTCTGCACTGCGGAGACACAGAGCTCACCACTCACCACATGCTCGTCTTCCCGGATAAATCATTCTATAACGGAGTGATGAACGACAGCAACGTCACAACGGGCGGATATTACGGCAGCAAGATGAAGACCTCAGGACTGGCCAACGCACTGGCTACAGTCAAGGCTGACTTCGGTGCGGATCACGTCCTCACACACAGACAGATACTCACCAACGCAGTGGCCAACGGTGCAGCATCCGGCTGGGCGTGGTACGACAGCCAGATCGACCTCATGAACGAGTCCATGGTCTACGGACACGAGGCATGGAGCTCCGCTCCTGGTTACGACACAGGCATCGACAAGAGTCAGCTCGCGCTCTTCCAGGCACGTCCTGATCTGATCACGAACAGAGAGAACTGGTGGCTCCGTGACGTCGTCTCCGCGTCGACCTTCGCGTATGTCCACGCCTACGGCTATGCGTCCGACACCGGCGCGTCGAACTCTCTCGGCGTTCGCCCCGCTTTCCTGATCTATTGATCGAACATCCGCGGGGCCTCCGCGCCCCGCGCATCAAGTAATCAAGGGAGCAGGTGAAACATGTCAGACATACCAAAGAGTGAGCGCTCTGAGTCTTCGCTGGAGACTCAGCACCTCGTCTATGCACTCAGGAGGAAGATCACGACGGAGCTGCTCACAAGTTTCGGGTACAGCGAGAAGAAGCTCGAGGAACACGTCAAGAGAGTCACGGCCTATATTAAGGACAAGGAAGAGCGAAAAGCTCGCCAGGAGATGCTCCTGGTGCTGATGCAGGACTTTTCCATGTGGCTGATCGAGGACGAGCGCGACGACATCGCTGACCTATGCAGAGAGATCAGCAGACACCTCCGGCAAGCCAACACCATCTGGCCGAACTACTACGCCGAATACATCGAGCGACGGCTGGAGCTTGACCGCGCGAGGGAGTGCTGCAACGCCCTCCAGGATGAGCTGCAATATATCGCCGAGCAGCTTCCCGCAGATAAAAACAGATACATGGGGATCGTCCTCGACATCGAGGAGATCTACAACAAGATCGGAGCACTGAGGCAGTCGGACAACCGCTTCCTCGACTCGCTCCCGGATGTTCCCGACGAAGTGCGCCAGCGACGCGAGAAGGAACAGGCCAAGAGTGCAAGAAGGAGAAAAAGAACAAGGAAAAGATAAAACCAGTGGGTGACTCCTACGCCAGCGTTCGTCTCCGCGACGAACTTCGCGAATGTCAACAACAACGGCAATGCGAACAACAACAGCGCGTCGAACTCTATCGGCGTTCGCCCCGATTTCACAACCGTGCACCGGACATGATCCACGCACGGCAATGGGAAAGGAGGGGTCATCCCTTCCAGGTGAAGCCCTGGATAAATAAATCAACCGCAACGGGTCCAGCTACGGCTGATGGCCCTATTGTGCGGTTCTATTTTGAATTATGAACAGATTAACAGATGCAAACAGGCTCTACGAGGGCGGCACCCGTGCCATGGCCGGCAGCAAGTTCAAGTACGGGACGCAACTCTTTGAAATGAACCACCTGCTCGAGACTGCAAAGCTCCAGCGGGATCTCCTGGCCGGGACATACGAGCCAGGACCGGGGCAGAAGTTCCCCATAAGTGAGCGAGGGCATCGGCGCTACATTACCAGCGCAAAGATGCGAGACAAGGCTCTCAACCATACGCTCTGCGACGAGGTCGTCATGCCGGCGATCGAGAAGTACGTGATCTACGACAACAGCTCCTCACAAAAAGGTCGAGGCGTCAGCTTCCACAGGAGGCGCACCGAGATCCATCTCCGGAAATACTTCCAGGAGTACGGGACGAACGAGGGCTGGGCTCTTCTCATTGACTTCTCCGGATATTATCCGAACATGCTGCACGAGACAGACAAGGCGATCCTCACGGACGTCATCCGTCGCTCCGGTTATTTCACAGAGGAGGAGCTCACCACTGCAGGGATGCTCATCAGCATGATCTTCAAGTCGATGGAGCTGGACGTCTCCCGCTTCTCAGATGAGGAGATCGAGGCGATGTACCACCAGAAGGTCAACCCTGAGCTCAATGTGGGAGTGCCTCACAGACTGCTGACCGGTGAGAAGATGCTCAAGAAGGGCGTCGACATCGGCAACCAGCTCTCACAGGGCTCTGGTATTATCCACGCCTACGAGATCGACAACTACTGCAAGATCGTCGCCTGCTGCCATTACTACAGCAGATACACCGACGACATCCGGATATTTCACCCGGACAAGGACTTCCTCCTGGACGTCCTGGGAAAAGTCAAGACGATCGCGGACAGGCTCGGGCTGATCATCAACGAGAAAAAGACGCATGTCACAAAGCTCAGCAGACCCTTCCGACATCTCCAGGTCAAGTACCGGCTGACGGATCAGGGCAAGGTCGAGAAGCGGATCAACCCGAAAAGCATCTCCAGAGAGCGCCGCAAGCTCAAAAAGTACAAGAAAAAGATGGACGAGGGCGTCATGCCATACGAGGACATCGAGAACAGCTTCAAGTCATGGCTCGGCGGTCACTGGAAGCTCATGTCAATGAGACAGATCGGCAACATGGCCGACCTTTACTACCAACTATATGGAAGGAGACCAACATGGAAGAAAAAACATTCAAGATTACGCTGGCTGATGGGACAGAGCTCGAGGGCCTCACGCTCAACGGCAACAATTACATCAGCAGCAAAAAAGTGACCGAGGAAGATCTCAATGCGGACAATCTGGCCAGCATCACGATCGAAGACTCTGATGGTAACGTCCAGGAGCTCACCGACATGGCGCTCGTACAGATCGAGAAGCGCGGCACAGCCTACTGGTTCGTGCTCCGTCAGCTTTCAGAGCAGGAGATCAGGGACTTCAAACTACAGGCCAACATCGAGTACATCGCAATGATGGCCGACATCGATCTGGAGGAGGTATAGGAACATGGCAAAAACAGAACACAGCAAGAACTTCAAAAAGGTGAAGACATACTACGACAGAGGCGCCTGGAATGAGGCCCGTGTTCGCAATGCTGTCACCAACCCGGCCAGCAATCCTTGGATCACTCCGGAGGAGTATGAAGAGATTACCGGCCAGCCTTATGAAGCGGCCGAAGAGTAAGGAGGGCCGCGGTGGATGGAGACTATTATCTCGGGAATTATCAGCGCGGGCGCTGCGATCATCGTCTGCGTGATTACTCAAACAACTCAGGCCCGGAAGACCGAGGCCCTGCTCTCCTACAAACTGGACGAGCTGACCAAGCGCGTCGACAAACACAACAATGTGATCGAGCGCACCTACAAGCTGGAAGAGCAGACAGCAGTCCAGGAGGAACAGATAAAGGTGGCCAACCACCGCATCGAAGACCTCGAGGAGGCAATGAAGCATTGAGAAGAAAAAAGAAGAAAAAGATGGAGACCTCGAAGCTGCTGCTCCTGGTCTCCGATCTGATGGCCGCGGCGGTGCTTGTTTGCACCGTCGTGTCTGTCTTCGCGCTACAAGATACGAGCCCGCTCGGCTATCTGATCCCGGCCGTCTTCGGACTGTCAGCGACCAGCCACGGCTTCTACTACTGGAAGGCCAAAGCCGAGAACCTCAACAAGTGGGGACAGGGCGAAAAAATCACAGAGGAGGACACGAGTCAATGGAATGGTTAATCAATAACTGGTATTTGATCGTGGCAGCAGGCGCCCTCGCAGGTGTCGCTGTCTATGCTGTCCGGAAGTTCGTGGGACTTCCTACTGACCAGCAGATCGCAAACTTCAAGGAGTGGTTGAAGTGGGCCGTGACCGAGGCAGAGAAGGAGCTCGGATCCGGCACCGGACAGTTGAAGCTCCGCATGGTCTACAACATGGCCGTGGATAAGTTCGCCTGGATCGCGAAGCTCGTCACGTTCGAGATGTTCGCCACCTGGGTGGATGAGGCGCTGATCTGGCTCAACAACCAGCTCGAAAGCAACAAAGCAATTATTGACAGAGTAAAGGGAGGTGCGGAAGATGCAGAAGTTCGGCATTGACGTCTCTCACTGGCAGGGTGACTTTGACTTCGCCAAGGCTAAGGCCGAGGGCGTTGAGTTCGTGATCATCAAAGCCGGCGGAGGAGACTCCGGTCTATACCGGGACAGCAAGTTCGAGAAGTTCTACGCTGCGGCCAAGGCCCTCGGGCTCCAGGTCGGTGCGTATTACTACGGAGACGCGAAAAACACGACCGAGGCAGAAGCTGAGGCGGATCACTTCGTCAAGCTCCTGGCCGGGAAGCAGTACGAGCTCCCTGTCTATTATGACGTGGAGGGCAGGATGCTCAAAGCGGGCAAGACGGAGCTCACCAACATCGCCATCGCGTTCATGGAGAGAGTGAAGGCCGCCGGCTACATGGTCGGTATGTACAGCTCAGAGAGTGCCTTCAACTCCGAAGTGGAAGATGTAAGGCTCACAGCATACCCTCACTGGATCGCAAGATGGGCCAAGAGCGCACCGAAGTCCAAGAGCGGGGCAGTAGTCGGCATGTGGCAGTTCGGAGGAGAGACGAACCTCCTCAGGAGCAACAAGATCGCAGGAGTGACCTGCGACCAGGACTACCTCTTCGTGGACTACTTCGCAGAGATCAAGGCAGCAGGCCTTAATGGCTACAGCGCCCAGGGTGGTGCTACACCTGCACCAGTTCCGGCGCCTACTCCCACGCCTGCACCTTCCCAGGGTCCGACCTATTATGTCAACAGGAACTACACCCTCAGGGTGGAGCTCAACGTGAGAACGGGACCCGGAACAGGTAACAGGAAGAAGAAGCACAACGAGCTCACACCTGACGGCCAGCGTCATGACCGTGACAGAGATGGAGCACTCGAAGCAGGCACAAGAGTGACCTGCCTGGAGGTGGCAAGAGACGGAGCAGACATCTGGATCCGCTGCCCTTCCGGATGGATCGCTGCCTACTATAAGGGCCAGGTGTACGTCGCTTGATCCTGTTCATCGTCCTGCTGGCCTTCGGCGGCCTGAGTGTGGTCTTGTCTGCAGGCCCTTTGGCCGTCATGCTCGCCGGCGAATACATGGAGAAATAAGAAGAAGCCCATCAGCATCTCGCTGGTGGGCTCTTTTTAATTGCTTCATAATGCTGCATATATTATAATAAACGGTGGAATGATTAGAGGCTCGTCGGTGTTCGAGTACCACTCCGACAAGTCCACTAAACGAGCCGTACTCGAACACTTCGAGGCGGCTTTTTCTTGCATATTAAAGTATATGATGACGTGGTCGTTCCAGACATCGATCCGGGCGATGAAGGTGTCGACGAGCTTCTGACGGAAGTCAGGATCCGAGACGTCACCCTCCCGGAACGAATTGAGCCAGGAACGGATCACGCCCTCGGTCAGCTTCGGAGCTTTAAGCTCGAGGCGCTGGATCTCGAGGTCGATCTCTTCCTCCTCAGCTTCCAGCTCGGCCAACCGTTTGGCCAGTCCCTTCCCCGCGCCTTCTTCGATTGCGCTCAGGATGTTCTTCTGTTTTTTCTTGTTTGCTTCCAGTCTTTTCCTATAAGCGGCGGCCGGATCTGCTGCCTCATCGTTGTCCTGGATCTCCAGGATCCGGACTACCAGGTGATCGATGACGTCGTTCGTCAGCATCTTCTCCACGGTGGCATCGATGACGACATCCTCCAGGTGCTCCTGAGGTATGGGACGGAGCTCGCACTTTTTCCCTCGCTTTTTGTCTCCGCACTTGTAATAGTGATAAACCTGGCCGGACTTCCCCGTGCCGGCTTCGGCGTTAAGCATAGCGCCACAATATCCGCAAAAGCATTTACAGCTGAGCAAGTAGTTCATCTTCGCCCTCCCTGCCGCGTTGTTGCGGCTTGTTTTGAAGTGCTTCGAGGCTTCCAGGAAGGTCGCCTCGTCAATTATAGGCTCCACGTCCAGAGGGATCCCTGCGAGTTCCCAGTGGCCCGTGTAGCGGTCGTTCCTCAGCATCCTGTACACCGTCCCGGAGCTGACAGGCTTCCCTCTGCTGGTCAGGATCCCGCGGTCATTGAAGAGCTGCTTGATCTCGGCAGTGGTAGCTCCGGCAATATGGAGCCGGAAGGCTTCACGGACTGCCTCGGCTTCTATGGGGTCGACAACGACATGGCGGTCTTCGTCTCTTTTGTAGCCGATCGGCATCGTGCTGGAGCAGTACTGTCCCTTTTTGGCCGTCTCCCTGATCCCGCGGAGCACCTTCTGACGAAGGTCGGCGGAGTAGTACTCAGCCAGTCCTTCCAGGACACTCTCCAGGATGATCCCTTCCGGTCCTTCCGGGACTGACTCCTCAGCATAGAGCAGGCGCACGCCTGCCTTTTTTAGTCTCATCTTATTGATCGCAATATCCTGGCGGTTCCTGCCAAAGCGGTCTATTTTCCACACGATAACAGCATCGAAGCGACCATCCTCAGCGTCGTGGATCATCCGCTGGAACTCATCACGCCCCTCGACGCTCTTCCCGGAGATGTGCCTGTCTGCATAGACGTCAAGGATCCGGATCCCGTTTCTCTCTGCATAGGCCCGGCAGTCAGACACCTGCCCCTCGATGGACTGATCCGTCTGGCGAGGTCCTTCTGAATATCTCGCATATATTACACCGGTCAAACTTCCACACCTCCCAGGACTGCGCGAACAGCTGCGCGGATCTCTGCGCTGGCCAGCCGGTACGCCTTCATGACAGCGCGCTCCTCGTCGTTAAGCATCACATAGGCGGAGCTCATGCTCTCTTCATCGGCATGGGTGCCGGTAAGCCTTGCGACCTTCTGAGAAGATCCCACCAAAAAATTGACATCAACGGAGAAAAAGTCCGCAATCTGCTCCAGGAGATCGAAGTCTGGCCGGCGCTCGCCGCGCTCGTACATGCTGACGGCGCTCTTCGATATACCGAGCCTTTTGGCCAGCTCGTCCTGAGTTAAGTCTGCCTGCAGTCTGAGTTCACGAAAATTTTTATTGAAGTCTGCCATGTCATAACCTCCCTTTTGCGCTTGTTTACTGGGCTTTTATTATATCACGGCTATTAAAAATTATCTACACAAAAGTGTTGACATTATCACACGATACGTGTATATTAAAAGAGCACGGAACGTGTACATCGGAAAACACGAAGGAGGACGAAGACATGACAAAGCAGGAGTTCGAGAGTGCGCTGCACGCATACAGGAACATGAAGGAAGCCATCAGCCCCCAGGACTACGCACTGATCGAGAAGGTGTACGCCTTCCACCCATCCATCAGTGAGACAGACGGCAAGGCTCAGGTGGCGATGCTCTACGCTGAGTTCGGGGTCCGCATATTCAAGGACATGGAAGCAACAGCTGACAAGGCAGTGATCCTTGAGAAGAGCATCCACGTCAAGAGGGCCGAGCTGGCCAGAGCTCTGGACGAGTTCGAGGCGCTTCGCCGCGGTGAGATATAGGAGGGCATGGCATGAACAAGATCGAAGAGATAAAGAGGCGCATCAACCGAGTGATTGACATCGAGGTCGGCATTACCGAGAGGGAGCGCGACGAGTTCGAGCAGAAAAGAAGCGACAACGAGTACGTCTACGGACTGGGCGGACCTTATGACAGATACACGAAGTGCATCGAAGCACGTGAGAACCATCTGGAAGAGCTGGAAGCTCTCCGGAGCCAGGCGGGAGCAGGTCTGCAGATCACCGAACCGCTGAAGCTCTGGCCGTGGCACTGCCCCAGCTGTCAGCTCATGATCTACCTGGACGACCGCCGCTGCCGATATGGTGGCACCAGCGAGATCATCGACTGCCCGATCTGTCAGAGGACTCTCTACCGGGCAGCCCACTACACAACCTGGGACACGATCAAGGGCTCCAGGCGATCAGAAGTGCATGACTATTAAGGAGGGCAACGACATGGAAAACAAGCAGCATATATGTGACCTATTAACTGAGACACTCAAAGCAACGAGAGATCAGGCTGATCTGGCTCGGATCCGATACGAGGAGATCGGCCCGGATCATCAGCAGGTTGTCCTGGACTATGACGGAGGCGGCCACCGCTCTGTCAACGTGAGCCTGGACTCAGGCATCGCGATGGTCAGGGACATCCTGAGGGCCTTGCAATAAGAAGGAGGCAAGCAGTGACTAATATCGAATTATTGAATGAATACATAGAGAAGAGCGGCTACAAATTGCAGTATATAGCCGACCAGCTCTTCATCACCCGCTGGGCACTCTATCAGAAGCTGAACAACAAGAGCAGCTTCAAGCAGGGGGAGATCAAGAAGCTCTGCGAGCTTCTGAACATCTCGCCCCAGGAGTGCATCAAAATTTTTTTATCCTAAAAGTACACGAAACGTGCACATTATCCACAAAGTTATCCACAGGAGGAACACACAGAAATGCAGATCAGCATCAGAAACACGATCGACCACTTCCGGGGCTGCCCGGACAGACTAAACGAAGACGAGCAGGATCTCATCGTCCTGGCGCTCGAGACAGTCGAGGATCTTCTCCGGTACGGCAAGACAGCCACCTGGGAGAAGACAGAGCTGGGTCCCGGATATTTCACACCGGGAGGGAACAGCCCCTACCACTGCTCCGCGTGCGGCTACGACGTCGGCGCCAATGAGATCTTCCCATCAAAGAAGATCTGCCCCGGATGCAACGCGCTGATGAAGAACGGAAGGAGGAAGGGATGGAGAAGTACACAGGGCCGGATCTGACAATGCTCGCTCTGGCAGCATACAAGGCAATCCGAAGGGAGGAAGAAAGCCATGCAAAAGTACACCATGAAGGACAACGTGATCAGCGCACTGATGGGCGCCGTTGCGGCCATAGCGTTGGCCATACTGCTGCATCCACTGTACGAACACGAGCAGGAGGAGCGGCGAAGGCTCGAGGCCGAGTGGGTGAGGGAACAGATCGAAGCAGACAGGGCCTACCAGGCAGAGGTCGAAGCAGAGCGTCAGCGCTGGGAAGAGATCGAAGCCGAAGAGGAAAAGATCCAGCAGGCCGAGATCGCATACGCGACAGAGATGGAAAGGATCAACTTCTATTACAACCCAGAGATCCCTGACGAAGTCGAAGACGCGGCCAGGATCTACGGCGAAGAGTACGGACTCGGCCAGGAGTTCCTGGAAGCGGTAGCAAAGCGCGAGAGCGGCTTCAACCCAGAGGCAGAGAACGGTGGCTGCAAGGGACTGATGCAGATCTCGACCTACTGGCACCGGGACCGGATGGCCCGCCTGGAAGTGACAGACATCTGGGACGTGGATGGCAACATGCACGTCGGGGCTGATTACCTGGCGGAACTTTTTGCGAAGCATCCGGATCCTGTCTGGGTGCTCATGGCCTACAACGGCGACAGCAATGCGGACGCCTATCTCAGAGGAGAGGCACAGCCCTCCGGCTATGCGCTCGACATCCTCAGATATGAGGAGGAGTTCATTGCAGCAAGAGAAGGAGGTGAGGCCATTGAGCACTAAAAAATGAGCCCAGGCAGAAGCCCGGACTCACAAAAGAACACACAACTAATTATATCAAACCAAGGAGGACAAAACAATGCAAATTACGGTTACTTTTGACAGCCTTGACGAGTTCAAGAAGTACATGGGGATCGAGAGCCCTTCCCAGATCGCCCAGGAAGCTCCGAAAGAGTCCAAGGTGAAGAAGAACCCGCCCAAGGCAGAAAAGCCTCAGGAAGAGACAGCAGAGAAGTCTGAGGAGCCTGCGAAGAAGGAAGAGGAAGCTCCCGCTGAGGCTCCGGCCGAAGTGAGCGAAGACTTCCGCGTGGAGGTCCGCAAGACTCTGGCCAAGCTCAACAAGAAGGTCGGCAAGAACATGGCCAGCGAATTGATCAAGGAGTACGGAGTCGAGAAGCTCACAGAGGTCAGCCTCGAAGATCTTCCGGCCCTCATGGATAAAGCAAAGGAGGCACTCAATGCCGAGTAAACATGCGAGACTGTCAGCCTCGAGCTGCTTCCGCTGGTATAACTGCCCCGGATCCGTGAAGCTGTCCGAACAGTGCGCGGATCCTGGCTCAAGTACCTACGCGGACGAGGGCACACTGGCCCACTCGGTCGCTGAGTTGAAGCTCCGGATGATGACCGGAGAGATCAGCCCGAAGCAGTACGAGAAAGAACTGGCCAAACTTCAAAAAAGTGAATACTGGTGTGGCGAGATGGACGAGGCGACGACCTTCTACGCTGACACCGTCATCGAGCACCTGGCAGCTGCCGGGAAGGATGCGGAGCTGATGATCGAGCAGCAGTTCAGCCTGGCCAAGTGGGTGCCGGAAGGCTTCGGAACATCCGACGCGGTCGTGATCGGCGGCAACAAGATCGAGGTCATCGACCTAAAGTATGGCAAAGGCATCAAGATCGATGCAGAGAACAACCTCCAGCTCAGGCTCTACGCCCTGGGGACTGCAGACCTCTTCGGTGATCTCTACGAGTTCGACACCGTCGAGACCACGATCATCCAGCCGAGACTCGACCACGTGAGCACAGACAGCGTGCTCCTCGATGATCTGATGCAGTGGGCTGAGTTCGAGCTCAAACCCGTGGCACAGGAAGCCATGGACGGATCAGACAGAACAGCCTGCGGAGAGTGGTGCCGCTTCTGTCCGGCCAAAGCAGTCTGCAGGAAGCGTGCGGAGTACAACCTGGAGCTGGCCAAGGATGACTTCAAAGCTCCGCCTCTTCTGACCAACGAAGAGATCGGCGAAGTGTTAAGACGTGCCGAGGAGCTGGCCAAGTGGGTGAGCGACGTGAGCGCCTACGCACTGGAGCAGGCTCTCGCCGGCGAACATTACGACGGCTGGAAGCTGGTCGAGGGAAGAGCGAACAGGAAGTACGCGGACGACCTCAAAGTGGCCGAGAAGCTCAAAGAGGCAGGCTTCGACGAGGCGATCCTTTACGAGCGCAAGCTCTACGGCATCACGGCGATGGAAAAGATCGTCGGCAAGAAAAAGCTCGCGGAGACTCTGGGCGATCTTCTGATCAAACCGGCAGGCAAGCCTGTCCTGGTGCCCGAGAGCGACAAGCGCGAAGCAATAAACACAGCAGAGTCAGCAAAGGCTGACTTCGACAACAACACCAACAACGAGGACGCAGATGCGCTCCCGTTCAATTAAACCCAAGGAGGACAAAATCATGAGTACAAAGGTTATTACAGGCAAGGTTCGCTTCTCTTATGTGAACATCTTCAAGAGCAGAGCTTTCCAGGCAGGACAGGATGCGAAGTATAGCATCTGCCTTCTGATCCCTAAGGAAGACAAGGCGACCCTCAAAAAGATCAAGGCAGCGATCGACGAGGCCATCCAGGAGGGCATCGCTTCCAAGTGGGGCGGCAAGAAGCCCGCAAACTTGAAGCTCCCTCTCCGCGACGGAGACGACGAGAGAGCAGAAGAGGCTGAGGAGTATGAGGGGATGTACTTCCTCAACGCCAACAGCACACAGAAGCCTGGGATCGTTGACAAGGACCTCAACGAGATCCTCGACCCCGACGAGGTGTACAGCGGATGCTGGGGCCGTGCTTCCATCAACTTCTACGCCTTCAACACCAACGGCAACAAGGGCGTCGGCGTGGGACTCAACAACATCCAGAAGCTCAAAGACGGCGACCGTCTCGGGGGAGCTCGCGCATCAGCTGAGGACGACTTCGGCGGCGAAGACTTCCAGGATGACGAGGACGACGACTTCTAAAAGGAGGGGATGCAGATGCACAGAGTCATGGGTGTGGATATTGAGACATACAGCTCCGTGGATCTGGCCAAGGCGGGCGTCTACGCTTACACAGAGGCGCCCGACTTTGACATCCTGCTGATCGGCTACTCGTTCGACGGTGAGAATGTGAACGTGATCGATACGTACAACATCGACACGGGCATGATGACCGAGTTCATGGAGGCGCTCAACGATCCGGAAACGATCAAGACAGCCTTCAACGCGAACTTCGAGCGCACCTGCCTGGCCAAGTGGACGGGCAGGCCAAAGCCTCCGGAGGAGTGGCGTGACACTATGATCAAAGCGCTCACTCTGGGACTGCCGGGCAACCTGGCAGACGTCGGCATGGCTCTCGGCCTTCCGGAAGACAAGCTAAAGGATCCGCAAGGCAAGGCGCTGATCCAGTTCTTCTCGAAGCCGTGCAAGCCCACCAAGGCGAACGGCCAGCGCACCAGGAACCTGCCGGAGCATGATCCGGACAAGTGGAAGCTCTTCATCAAGTACAACGGGCAGGACGTAGTCACAGAGCAGGCGATCCTCAAAAAGCTCTCAATATACGAGACCACCAGGGAAGAGCAGGAGCTCTGGAACCTGGACCAGAAAATGAACGACAACGGCGTGAAGCTCGACATCCCGATGGTCGAGAAGATCGTGGACTATGACAACAGGAGACGCCAGGAACTCCAGGAGGAAGCCCAGCAGCTCACAGGGCTCAGCAATCCGAACAGCCTGGCACAGCTTAAAAGCTGGCTCGACCGTCAAGGCATGCCGATGACAAGCGTCACCAAGGACACCATCGCGGCAGCTCTGTCCCTCAAATACATCCCGGACAACGTCCGGAGAGTGCTGGAGATCAGGACAGCGCTCGGCAAGACCAGCGTGGCCAAGTACAGCACGATGCTGACGGCCGTGTGCAGCGATCACCGACTACGTGGGATCCTGCAATTCTATGGAGCCAACAGGTCGGGCAGATGGGCGGGGCGGCTCGTCCAGACGCACAACCTCGCCAAGAACACCCTCCCGGATCTCGATCTGGCCAGGGAACTGGCAGCAGAGGGAGACTTCGACACCATGCAGACGCTTTTCGGAGAGACTGCCTTCGTCTTCTCGGAGCTGATCAGGACGGCCTTCATCCCGTCAGACGGGTGCCGCTTCGTAGTGAGCGACTTCGCTGCGATCGAGGCCAGGGTCATCAGCTGGATCAGCAACGAAGAGTGGCGCCTGGAAGCGTTCCGGGCAGGCAAGGACATCTACTGCGAAACAGCCAGCCAGATGTACCACGTGCCGGTCGTGAAGCATGGAGAGAACGGACACCTCAGAGCCAAGGGCAAGGTGGCAGAGCTGGCCTGCGGGTACCAGGGCGGAGTCGGAGCCATGAAGCGCATGGATAAAGAGGGCGCAATCCCGGAAGAGGAACTCCAGGCAGTAGTTGACCAGTGGAGAGCTGCCAACCCTAAGGTGGTGAAGCTCTGGAGGACTTGCGAGCTGGCAGCGAAGACAGCCATCCAGGAGCACCGGACTGTTCGGATCGCTCACGGCATCGCTTTCAGCTATATCAACGGCAACCTCTTCATCAAGCTGCCAAGCGGCCGGAAGCTCTGCTACTGGAACACAAGGCTCAAGACCGACACCTACACCGGCAAGGAGTCCATCATCTACATGGGAGTGAACCAGGAGACGAAGCAGTGGGGAGAGACTGAAACCTACGGCGGGAAACTAGTCGAGAACATCGTCCAGGCTACTGCGAGGGACTGCCTGGCCGTGGCCATGACGAGAGTCAGCGCCAAAGGCTACAACATAGTGATGCACGTACACGACGAGATGATCGTCGACGTGCCGAACGAAGACACCAAGGCCCCGGAGATCATCAACGGGATCATGGCTCAGCCGATCGACTGGGCCGAGGGGCTGCCACTAAAGGGCGACACCTATGAGACGCCCTTCTACAAAAAAGACTAAGGAGGACACACATGAATACATACACCAGCAAGACGCCACTGTTTGCCAGGCGCATCACCGAAGAACTCGACGAAGAGATCGGCGTGGGAGATCAGATCCGCGTCGGTAAATATACAGCCACATGTCAGAAAACGACAAAACAGGGGGCGCTTTTTCTCCTGGATCAGTACCTTGACGAACCTCGTCCCATGAACGAAGACGGCGAGGGCAGACCCTACGAAGAGAGCGACCTGAGGAAGTTCCTCCAGAGCGAGGAAGCTCTCAAAGAGTTCCGTCAGTACCGTGAACGCATGGCCACACATGAGAATGGCGACCTCCTCAGGATCCCGACCCTCTCGGAGATTTTCGGAGACGAGGACGCGGAGTACTTCGAGGAACTTCCCGGAGAACAGTGGGAGCTCATGAAGGATAGGAAGAACCGCATCGCCTTCCGGTGTGACGAGTGGGAGTGGGGATGGCTCCAGAATAAAAGGAAGGGCTCCGCGCCGCTCTTCGCGTATGTCGCCTACACCGGCGCTGCGTACTCCCTCAGCGCGTCGTACTCTTTCGGCGTTCGCCCCGCTTTCCTTATCGTTTGATCATATATCCGCGGGGCCTCCGCGCCCCGCGCATCCACCTATAAATAAGCAAGGAGAACAAGATGGAAGACAAGAACATCATCAACATAAAACTGAAAAACGGCCACGCGACCATAGTGCTGGATCAGTTCTTCCCTACATCTGCAGCCAGGCTCAGGAAGCTCCTCGAGATGGTTGACGAGGACGTGGAACATCGCGACGAGCTCCGGGCGATCATCGTCCAGCATTGTGGTCGCCGCGCTTCCTACCTCATAGACGGAAGACGTGAGTGGGCCAACAAAGCAGTGGACGCTCACACCTCGGCCGTGGAGATGCAGCCACAGATCGACAAGCTCAAAAGTCAGATCGAGGCGATGCAGGAATACATCAAGACCTACTGCAAGAGAAACGGCGGCCAGGGTTATCGTGACCAGCTCAAAGCGCTCAGGACACAGCTCAAGGAAGCAAAAGAACAGCAGCGGCATCTGATGGCCGTGTACAGGAACTACCAGCAGAAGTTCGTCACAGCGGAGCGCCAGGCGAGCCAGCTGGAAAAGAACAAGGAGGCCGTGGCTATATGAACAACTCACAACAGGCGGGTGAAGTCCTTAATATATCAGACCATCACCTGCTCATCCAGAACAACGGCGAGCTCCTGATCTCCACCGGCAAGAGCCGCTTCGAGACAAAGTGGAAAAACAAGAAGATGCTCTGGTCAGCTCTTCTCGCCAAGCTCTCGAAGTCGGTCGAGACCCCGGAGACCCATGCCGAGTACATGAAAATGTCAAAGGAGCAGCAGGACAACATCAAGGACATCGGCGGCTTCGTCGGTGGCCATCTTAAAGAAGGACGACGCAAGACCGGGAACGTCCTGGCGCGTCAGATCCTCACGCTGGACTTAGACTTCCCTCCGGCGGACTTCTGGGATGCTCTCATGAACAACCTGGAGCTCGATGCTGCCATGGCAGTCTACTCCACGCACAAATACTCAGAAAAGACTCCGCGCTATCGTCTGATCATGCCGCTCGACAGAGACGTCACTCCGGACGAGTATGAGGCTATCGCCAGAAAAATCGCGGAGAAGATCGGCATCGATTACTTCGACGACTCAACCTACCAGCCGACCCGTCTCATGTACTGGCCAAGCAACAGCACGGACGTGGTTCCCTTCTTCAAGTACTACGACGCGCCCTTCTTAAAGGCTGACGGGATCCTGGCTGAGTACCCTGACTGGACGGACACGAGCTTCTGGCCGGAGTCGTCCAGGATGACAGGCATCAGGAAGAAACAGGCAGACAAGCAGGGAGATCCTCTCGAGAAGAAGGGCATCGTGGGCGCCTTCTGCCGCACGTACACCATCCCGGAAGCGATTGCCAAGTTCCTGCCGGACGTCTACACCCCGACGGCCAAGCCCGACCGCTACACCTACGCGGCAGGCTCTACAGCTGCCGGCCTGGTTGTATATGACGGCGAGACCTTCGCCTTCTCGAACCACTCAACGGATCCGGCCAGCGGGCAGCTCTGCAACGCCTTCGACCTGGTGAGGATCCACAAGTTCGGAGACCTTGACGACGGATCCGAAGACAAAAACGGAAAAGACAGGCCCAGCTTCAAAGCGATGGCCGACTACATAACAACCGAAGACGATCAGACGAAGCTCACGCTCGCCCAGGATCAGAAGGCCAAGGCCGTGCTCGACTTTGAACAACCTGCTCCGGATGAGATCGATGAGGACTGGGAGACGAAGCTCTCCAGGAACGAGGACGGAGCTGTCCGGGCGCTGATCACCAACGCGGTGCTCATATTGCAGAACCATCCGGCACTACAGGGGATCCGCTTCAACGAGCTCTCCGGGGCCATTGAGGTCAAGGGCAAGCTCCCCTGGAAGCGTCCGAACAAATACTGGCGCGATGCTGACGATGCTCAGCTCTACGGCTGGGTGGCTGATCAGTACGGCGTGCAGTTCCCGGAGAACAAGTTCACCAAAGCGCTCACCATCGTCGTGGACCAGCGCCGGTTCAACCCCTTGAAGGAATACCTGGCAGGACTTCCCGAGTGGGACGGCGTGCCAAGGGTTGACACCCTCCTGATCGATTACCTGGGAGCGGAAGACACCGCATACACCAGAGCAGTCACAAGGAAGACCTTGATCGGAGCCGTGCAGAGAGTATGGGAACCCGGCTGCAAGTTCGACACCGTCCTGGTGCTCGACGGCAAGCCCGGCATCGGCAAGAGCACACTGCTCCGCAAGCTGGGCGGGAAGTGGTTCAGCGACAGCCTCAGCCTGGCAGATACCAGGGACAAGACCGCGGCGGAGAAGCTGCAGGGCGTTTGGATCATGGAGATCGGCGAGATGCAGGGAACCCGCAAAGCTGACGTTGACATCATGAAGGGCTTCATCAGCAGACAGGTGGACGAGTACCGTGCGGCATACGGCCGCGTGGTCGAGAGGCATCCAAGGACTGCGATCATCTGCGGAACGACCAACAGCACCAACGGCTTCCTCAGGGACACCACCGGCAACAGACGCTTCTGGCCGGTTCCGGTAAATGGCGGCACCAAGTCCGTCTGGGAGATGACCGAAGCAACCAGGGCACAGATCTGGGCGGAGGCCATCGTCTACGCAACGGACGGCGAGGACAGCTTCCTCGATGCAGCCATGGAAAAGGAAGCCGAAAAGATGCAGCAGATGGCCCTGGAATACAACGAGCGCGAGGGCGAGGTCGTGGAGTACTTAGAGACCCTGCTGCCGGCGGACTGGTACAGCTGGGATCCGGACAAGCGCGTGGACTTCTTCCAGCAGCGTGACACTCTGAGCCCGAAGGAAGCAGAGGGCACCATGAGGCGCGACAAAGTGAGCCCGATGGAGATCTTCTGCGAGTGCTTCGGAAGGCCAAGGAACGCCTGGAGGAGTTCCGACAGCTACGAGATCGCCAGCATCATGGCAAGGCTCCCGGAGTGGGAAAAAACGGGCAAAAGAGTCAAAATAGCAGGCTACGGACAGCAGAGACCATACACCCGGAAGTTGTCACCCGACTAAGTTGTCACCCGGGGGAGGTTGTCACCCTGACTACCAAGAGCGAAGTGGTGACAACCGAAAGTTGTCACCGAGGTTGTCACCGAGGTTGTCACCCTTGAAAAGCCTTGAAAAATAAGGGCGCAGAGCGTGTGGGTGACAACTTGACAACTGTTTTTTATATAACATTTGTTTTAACCCTATAAACGCGCATATTTGAGCGCCCGCGGGCGAATACGCGTATATGATAAGCAAAAAATTTTGAGGTTGTCACCCTAAGGAGGAAACAATGCGAGAAAGAGACATAGAAAAATGGCTCCGGCACCAGATCGAGAGCATGGGAGGGCTGGCCTTCAAGTTTTCGAGCCCTGGGAACGACGGAGTCCCGGATCGTCTGGCCGTACTGCCTGGTGGGATCATCTACTTCATCGAGTTGAAGACTGACAGGGGGCGGCTGTCGCCGATCCAGAGATGGCAACAGGACAGACTGGACGCCCTGGGCGCACAGGTGAGAACGATCAGGGGCATGGACGGGGCCGCGGAGTTCATAGAGGAGGTACGGGATGCAATTCAAAGCACACGACTATCAGAAAAGGGCCATTGATCTGGTGGTGAAGCTCCCGAAGATCGGCCTGTTCTTAGACATGGGACTGGGGAAGACAGTCATCACGATGACAGCAGTCCAGGAGCTCATGTATGACCGGTTCGAGGTCTCCAAGGTGCTGGTGATAGCACCGAAGAGAGTGGCCGAGGACACATGGACGAGGGAGCACGCAAAGTGGGACCACCTCCGGGATCTTCGGATTTCCAAGGTTATCGGAACGGCACCACAGAGACGCAAGGCGCTGGAGCAGGACGCTGACATCTATGTGATCGGCAGGGACAGCGTCGTCTGGCTGGTGGAGTACTTCCAGAAGACCGGCTGGCCGTTCGACATGGTTGTGATCGATGAGCTCTCGAGCTTCAAGAACCCACAGGCGAAAAGGTTCCGGGCACTCCGGAAGGTCATGCCGCACGTGTCGAGAGTGGTGGGCCTGACCGGAACGCCAAGCCCCAACGGGCTGATGGATCTCTGGGCTGAGGTCTATCTCCTGGACCGGGGTGAGAGACTGGGGCAGACTTTGGGAGCATACCGGGAGAAGTACTTCCGACCCGGAGCAAGGAACGGCTACATCGTCTACAGATGGGAGCCCTACAGCTACAGCCAGAAGGAGATCGAGAAGAAGATCAGCGACATCTGCATCAGCATGAGCGCGGACGATTATCTGACAATGCCGAAGAGGATCGACAACGTCATCCCGGTGCAGCTGTCAGATCAGGAGATGGAAACCTACAACCGGATGGAGCAGGAGCAGCTTCTCGTCCTGGAGGATGAGGATGATGCAGTCGTAGCCCTAAACGCTGCGGCAGTGATGACGAAGCTCTTGCAGATCGCGAACGGTTCCGTCTATACAGCAGGGCACGACGTCCTTCGGATCCATGACGCGAAGCTCGAGGCCCTGGAGGAGATCATCGACACGACCGGGGAGCCGGTGCTGGTCTTCTACAGCTACAAGCACGACCTCGAAGCGATCCAGAAGAAGATCAAGGGAGCGAGGATCCTTGAGGGGCCTGACGACATCGCAGACTGGAATGACGGCAAGGTGCAGGTGCTCTTAGCACATCCCGCAAGCGTCGGCTATGGCCTCAACCTACAGGACGGCGGCCATGTGATCGTATGGTACGGCCTCACCTGGAGCCTGGAGCTCTACCAGCAGGCCAATGCCAGACTATACAGACAGGGGCAGGAGAAGCCGGTGATCATCCACCACCTGATCGCATCCGGAACAGTGGACGAGGAAGTCATGGATGCACTACAGCACAAGGACATGAGCCAGGCGGCACTCCTGGCAGCGTTAAAAGAGAGGAGAACAAGATGAGGATATACATCAGCGGCCCGATCACGGGCATCCCGAACTACAGGAAGAACTTCCAGGAGGCAGTGGCCAACCTTCGCTGGCGTGGCTATGACAATCTGATCAACCCGGCCGAGATCTGCGAGGTGCTGCCTCCGGAGTTCACGACATACGAGGAGTACATGAACGTGGCGATGGAGCTCTTGCAGATGGCTGACGCGGTCGTTCTTCTCCCAGGCTGGGAGAAGTCAACGGGATGCAACAGGGAGCTGGGCTACGCAATGGCGACCGACAAGTTGATTTTAGACTATGCGACAATACTGGAGGGAGGGGTTCAAGATGGAGCTATCTGAGACTTTTGACTATCTGATGCAGATCCGGAAGAAGGAGAACGCCATCAGACGGATGACGCTGAGGTGTGAGGAGCTGAGGAGCTGCCTGCTGCCGGGTGCGATCAGATACGACAAGGACAGGGTGCAGACGTCACCACAGGACAAGGTCAGCGAGATCATCGCAAAAGTGGACGAGCTGGAGAGGTTGATCGAGGACCTGAGGACAGAGAAGGCGATGCTGGTCATCGAGATCGGGGACGCGGTGGAGCTTCTGACAGATGACAACGAGAAGACCGTGCTGGCTGAGTTCTACATCGGCAGGGTGCCGATGAGCAAGGTGGCCAGCGACATCAACTACAGCATCCAGCACGCGTACAGGCTGAGGAAGAGAGGCGTGCAGCATCTCGGGGAGGTGCTCTGATGGAAAAGTTCAAACTATACCGGGGTGACTGCCTGGAAATGATCAAGAACATCGAACCGGCGAGCATCGACCTCGTCCTGGCGGATCCTCCGTACTCTTCCGGAGGGACTCATGCAGGAGACAGGAAGGCGAGCACCACGGCAAAGTACACCGACAGCGACTTCAACGGAGCGGCCAAGCTCCCGCCTTTTTCCGGTGATAATATGGACCAGAGGAGCTTCACGGCCTTCATGAGATGGGTGTGCAGCGAACTCCGTCAGAAAACGAAGGAGGGGGGGATCCTCGAGATGTTCGTGGACTGGAGAAACCTCCCCGCCATGACGGATGCAGTGCAGATGGCCGGATGGGTGTGGAGAGGCATCTGCGTCTGGGACAAGGGCATCAGCAGAAACCAGCCTGGGCGCTTCCGTAACGACTGCGAGTACGTCGTGTGGGCGTCAAACGGTGACATGCCGATCGACTGGGAAAAGGCAAAGGGCACCAAGGCCATGCCGGGAGTGTATCGGGTACCGATCGTGGCCCCGAAGCAGAGACAGCATCAGACAGAGAAGCCCGTGGAGCTCTTAGAGGGGCTTCTTGCGATAGCACCACCAGACGGCATCGTCCTGGATGCTTTCATGGGATCCGGCAGCACCGGAGTGGCCTGCATGAACACCGGCAGGAGGTTCGTCGGCATTGAGCTCAACGAGCAGTATTATGACATAGCGAACGTTCGCATCCGGGAAGCGTTTGAGAACAGTCTGGAGGACTTCTGACAAAGATGAGAAGAATGAGAAAATAATATGTGATATTATTATATCGTGAACGAATTGAGAGAGCAGGCGAGGGCCTGCTCTTCTTACGTTCTAAAACCAACGAATAGCAAGGAGGTGAGACCGTGCCGAAGGCGAAGAACGCGAAGGCGGACGAGGCCCTTGCGCTCTATCGGCAGGGACTCAAACTTGTGGATATAGCACGACAGCTCGAGCTGCCGGAGGGAACGGTCCGTCGATGGAAACACTCCTACGACTGGGATGGATGCAAAAGCGAACGTTCGGAAAAGAAAAAAGCGAGCGTTCGGAAGCGCGGCGCACAGCCGGGGAACCATAACGCAAAAGGTGGCCCGCTGAGGAACCAGCACGCCAGGAAGTTCGGGTTCTATAACAAGTACCTCCCGGAAGAGACCCTGGAGATCTTCGAGGAAATCGAGGACGCTGATCCGCTGGATCTTCTCTGGGATCAGATCCGCTTCTCATACACGGCCATCGTCAGAGCTCAAAAGATCGCCTTCGTCAAAGACGAGGACGACAAGACCAGCGAGGTCACGATGGAGGCGTTCGGGGAGAACGGATCCACAACGGCCTGGGAGATCCAGCAGGCATGGGACAAGCAGGCCAACTTCATGAAGGCCCAGGCGACAGCGATGAGCGCACTGAGGGGCCTTATAAAACAGTATGATGAGATGCTGAACGGGCGCGGAGAGAACGCCACCGAGGAACAGAAGCTACGGCTCGAGCTTCTGAGGAATAAGCTCGGGGATAACAGCAACCAGGTCAAGAAGGTGACGATCGTCAATGACACAAGACGAGCAAGTGATCCGGATCAGTGACCTGATCATCCCAAAATTTTGGGGCGTGTTCAATGATACGGAGCACACCCACAAGATCCTGACCTCCGGAAGAGCCGGGACAAAGTCCTCAGAGGCAGCGATCGAGACAGTCTTCAAGCTGGTGCAGGATATTGACGGGAGCGCCGTCGTGATCCGTAAGCGCCACAACAAGCTGAGGAAGACAGTGTACAAAGAGATCAAGAGAGCGATCAAGAGGCTGGGCCTTGACGAGCGTCTCTTCAAGATCACGGTGAGCCCGATGGAGATCACCTTCCTGGAGAACGGCAACACCATCTACTTCACCGGATCCGACAATATTGACGACACGAAGGGCATCATCGACGAGAGCAAGCCGATCAAGCTGGTCATGATCGACGAGGTCAATGAGTTCTTCGAGCAGGGCGAGGGAGAGGACGAGCTCCAGAACATTGAGGCGACCTTCATCAGAGGCAACGATGAAGGCTTCCAGATGCTGTACCTCTACAACCCACCGAAGAACCCCAACGCGCCGGTGGTCCAGTGGACTCAGAAGATGGAGCAGCGTCCTGACTGCATCCACGTCCATGTAGACTACCGCGACGTGCCCGAGGCGTGGATCGGCAAGAAGCTCCTGGAGTCTGCCGAGATCCTGAGGCGGATCGACGAGAGGCAGTGGAGATGGCTCTGGCTGGGCGAGAGCATCGGCGTCGACGAGCTGATCTACTACATGTTCGGCAACAAGAACGTGGCCAGGACAAAAGAGGAAGCCTACCAGATGATCGGCGTGGGCGTTGACTACGGTCAGCAGAACGCGACGACCTTCCAGGCGGCCGGGCTTAACCTCCAGAAGCACAAGCTCGAGGGCCTGGCTGAGTACTACCACAGCGGCAGGGAGACCGGAAAACAGAAGAGCCCGAGCAAATACGCGGAGGACTTCGTTGAGTTCCTGGACGGCCTGCATGAGCGCTACAAGTGCTCGACCTTTTACGTGTTCATTGATCCGTCGGCGAAGGGCCTGGCGGAAGAAATAAAGAGAACCTGCAGAAGCGCTCCCTACAATGTACTGCTGAGAGACGCGGAGAACGAGGTCGCCCTGGGGATCTCCAGGGTGCAGAAGCTCCTGATGTTCGAGATGCTTTCCATTGATCCGGGACAGACAAACGCCCGGAGGGAGTTCGGTCTCTACGAGTACGACGCGAAGAGCATCGAAAAAGGGCAGGAGAAGCCGGTCAAGGTGGACGATCACTGCATGGACGCGATCCGCTATCTGGTGATGGGCTTCTGGTCAAAATTGAAGCACTACCTCCCGATCACTGAGAAGGAGGACGAAGTGGAGGGTGTAATCACATGAATATATTTGAATATTTCAAGAAGAAGGGCATCGACACGATCGACAGCTCCTTCTATAGCAAGATCGCCATGTGGGACAGCTGGTACCGCTCGAACGTGAAGAAGTTCCACCAGTACCGGATCTACCACGGGGCGAGTCACTACGAAAACTGCCACAGGAAGAGCCTCGGCATGGCCAAAAAGATCTGCGAGGACATCAGCGACCTGCTCCTCAACGAGAAGGTCAAGATCACGATCGAGAACCCTGAGACGGACGCCTTCGTGAAGAAGGTGCTGGAGGATGCGAACTTCGTCGTCCAGGGCAACGAGTACCAGGAGAGAAAAGCGGCCTGCGGGACAGTGGCCTATGTTCCCTATCTCACCAACATGGTCATCGATGAAGAGGGCCGCGTGGTTGGTGCGGATGTGAAGATCGACTACGTTGTGGCCAAGAACATCTTCCCGGTCGCGTGGGAGAACAGCCGGGTCACTGAGGTGGTCTTCGTATTTGAGAAGACATACAAGCGCAAGAAGTACGCACAGTTCCAGCATCATAAGCTCGAGCCCTTGATCGGAGAGAACGGTGAGGACCTGGGCTACCAGTACGTGATCGAGAACAGCGTCGTCCTCTGCACGTCCGGATCCGGCAGAGAGCTGACTCCGGAAGAGTGGAATGAGATCCCGCACTTCGAGGGCCTCGCTCAGAGAGTCGAGACAGGATCCTCGCAGCCTCAGTTCGTACTTGATAAGCTCAACATCGTGAACAATGTGGACGAGGATGACAGCAACCCGATGGGGATCAGCCTCTTCGCCAACAGCGTGGACGTGCTGGCCAAGACCGATCTGGAGTATGACAGCTATGCGAACGAGTTCACACTTGGCCGCAAGCGCATCTTCGTGGCTCCTGAGATGCTGACCGACGCCAACGGCGACAAGGTCTTCGATCCGGACGACAGTGTCTTCTATCAGCTGCCGGAGGACTACTTCAAAGACACCAAGGAAGCCATGCACGAGGTCAACATGAGCCTGAGGGTCCAGGAGCATGAGCAGGCCATCAACAACGACCTCAACCTCCTGAGCTTCAAGTGCGGCTTCGGCACCCAGTACTATCGGTTCGAGAAGGGAACGATCACAACGGCCACCCAGGTCATCAGCGAGAACTCTGACATGTACCGGACGATCAGGAAGCACGAGATCATCCTGGAGGATGTATTGAAGGATCTGATCCGCGTGATCATCCGCCTCGGCATGACCGCAAACGTGCCCGGACTGATTGCAGAGAGCAACATCACCATCGACTTCGATGACTCGATCATCGAGGACAAGCAAACGGAAAGGCAGGAGGACCGGCAGGATGTAGCCATGGGAGTTATGAGACCGGAGGAGTACCGTGCGAAGTGGTACGGCGAAAGTGAAGAAATCGCTGCCACTAAGCTCCCGGATCAGGCAGTCGGGATCCTGATGTGATTTTATGGACGAAAGCTACCACAGCACACTGGCTGCAGGAATAGAGAAAAAATACAGACAGCTTGAGCAGGAGATCATGGAGGACATCATCCGGAGAGTCAAGAAGGCGGGATCAATAACAGACTCCGCTGACTGGCAGATCCAGCGCCTCGTCATCCTGGGGAACAGCTCCAAGGACATCGAGGAGCTCATCCGGAAGGCGGTGGACGGAAACGAGGAGGAAGTCCGCAGGCTCTATGCGGAAGTGATCGAGAAGGAATACACCAGGAACAAGGAGCTCTACGAGCAGATCGGCAAGGACTTCATCCCATACGAGGACAACCTGGAGCTCCAGCAGATCACCAACGCGCTCATCCAACAGTCAAACGACGAGCTGTACAACATCACGAAGTCCACGGGCTTCATGATCGACATGGGCCGAGGCGGGAAAGTCTTCACACCTCTGTCCGACATATACAACGGCTACCTGGACGACGCCATCACGGGCATGGCCAACGGGGCCTATGATTACAACACACTGGTCCGTCGTATGGTCGGCGACATGACAGCCTCAGGGCTCCGCACCGATCACGCGTTCAGCGATGGCGGCCGTGATTATGGCATAGACTACGCGAGCGGATGGCATAACCGCATCGATGTGGCCGCACGGAGGGCACTGCTCACCGGCTTCGGTCAGCTGGCCAGTCAGGTCACGAGCATGAACGCCCAGGCGCTCGGCACTCAGTACTTCGAGGTGACATGGCACGCCGGAGCTCGTCCGGAGCACCAGGAGTGGCAGGGCAAGGTCTACACCATGGAGCAGCTGACAACTAAGTGCGGACTGGGAACCGGTCCCGGCTTATGTGGTTGGAACTGCCGGCACACATACTACCCGTTCATCCCGGGGATCAGCGAGAGGCTCTACACAGACGAGTGGCTCGAACAGCAGAACGCCAGGGAGAACACTCCGGTCAAGTTCCGGGGCAGAGAGTACACCACCTACGAGGCCACCCAGAAGCAGAGACAGATGGAGACGGCCATGAGGGCACGCCGTGAACAGGTGGAGCTTCTGAGGCAGGCCGGAGCTGATCCGGATGACATCACGATCGCCCGGTGTAAATACCAGGCACAGCTGGAGGAGTACCGAAAGTTCAGCGACGCGATGCACCTGCCTGAGCAGATGGAGAGAGTCTACACCGGAAGAACCCGGGGCAGGATCTCGCCGAGCCCTCAGACCTACGCACAATGGAAGGCCGAAGAGTATCAGAAGGCGGTCAACCGGGCAAGAGAACGCCAGGAGAGACAGCGCCGCGAAGATATGAAGGCATACCAGGAGGGGAAGTTATGGTAGAGGTACATCTCGGACTCCATGACATAACGGTCAAAGGCCACGCGCCAAGACCGGAGGGAGTGGAGCCCGGTCAGAATATAGTCTGCGCGGCGGTGTCAGCGCTGACCCTCACACTCATCGAGGGGCTGGAAGCGATCGCCGGCATGAGGATCGAGACAGTCGAGGAGGTTGGCAACGTCAGCATCCACTGGATGCAGGCCAACGAGACCGGCAAGGCTCTGATCGACACCTGGTACATCGGCATCAACCGGATCCAGGACAGCTATAAAAACACAATAACGATAGTATGAGCGTCCTCGTCCCGGGCGCTTTTATTATGGCCGGACGGCTCTGCCTTAATGAGCTGGAAGTGTTCACGCACACAACAAAAACGGAGGAATAAAAGACAATGAAGCACAACATCTTCAACTTACAGCTTTTTGACGACGGCGGTCAGGGCGGCTCTGGTTCCCAGGGTGGAAGTACAGCCGGAACTGGCAACGGCGGCCAGGCAGCAACGAACGCCGGAGGAAACAACGCAACAAACGGCGGCTCGTACAGCTTCCAGCAGGCTGAGGAGATCGCGAACGCAAGAGCCCAGAGAGCCGAAAAGGCTGCACTCGCTTCCTACTTCAAACAGCAGGGCATGAGCGAGGACGAAGTGGGGAAGGCAATCGCGGCATACAAAGCCCAGCAGGCAGCAAGCAAGCCTGACGTCGACAGCATCACCAAAGAGCGCGACGATGCTCGTGCTGAGTTGGAAGCCTTGAAGAACAGCAACGCGCTCCGCGCCAAAGGGGTCAGAGAGGAGGACATCGACTACGTGATGTTCAAAGTCAACGCCCTCATGGCATCGGATGACAAGCTCGACTTCGAGAAGGCTGTCGCTAAGTACTTAAAAGACAACCCGCGCTTCGCGGTTGGCGGGTCCACCTACAAGGTGACGACCGGCACGAACGGGTCCAACCAGGGCAACAGCTCCGGACAGGGCACCAACGACGCGATCAACAACGCCATCAGAAGAGCGGCACGTCACTGATGCAAACAAACAACGATATTATACGGAGGTATAAAAACATGAGAAAGTTCAACTTACAGCTTTTTGACGATCCCGCACCCGCACCGGTTAGCGATGCAACTGGAATTTTCAGAACCGACGCAGACGCCCTCATCCCTGAGGATCGTGCGAAGGAGATCATCCAGGGCACCATCGAGCAGTCTTCTGCTCTTTCCATGGGCCGTAAGCTCGCAAACATGACAGCGAAGCAGACAAAGCTCCCTGTCCTTGACTCTCTTCCTATCGCGTACTTCGTAGACGGAGACGCTGAGCAGAAGAAGACCACAACCCAGGCATGGGACAAGAAGACGATCTACGCAGAAGAGATCGCTGTCATCGTTCCCATCCCTGAGGCAGTACTCGATGACTCCGAGTACGACATCTGGGGAGAGGTAAAGCCTCGCGTCCAGGAAGCCTTCGGCAAGGTTATCGACGCAGCCATCTTCTTCGGAACTGGCAAGCCTACCAACTGGAGACAGGGACTCGTGCCTACAGCCGTTGCTGCTGGTGCAGTCGCTACTCTCGGAGCAAACGACAACCTCTACGACAAGATCCTCGCCGAGAACGGCGTGGTTGCAAAGGTTGAGGACTCTGGCTACTTCGTAACCGGTCACGTTGCTGACATCTCCATGAGATCTAAGCTCCGCGGCCTCAAGGATCAGCAGGAGCGTCCTCTTTTCCTCAGCTCCATGCAGGCAGCTGGCAACTACACACTGGACGGCTCTGCGATGCACTTCCCTCGCAACGGTTCCTGGGACAAGACCGAGGCCCTCATGGTTTCCGGCGACTTCTCCCAGTTAGTGTACAGCATCCGCCAGGACATCACCTTCAAGCTCTTCACCGAAGGCGTAGTACAGAACACAGACGGATCGATCGCTTACAACCTCATGCAGAACGACATGGTTGCGCTCCGTGCGGTAATGAGACTCGGCTGGGAGATCCCGAACCCTGTCAATGCGCTCAAGACCAACAAGAACCAGCGCTTCCCGTTCGCAGTTCTCAAGAGCGGATCATAAGCGTCGGAAGGAGGGCAAGCTGATGGGCTACGTCGATTATGCTTTTTACAGTCAGACCTTCGGGAACAACATTCCGGAGGCTGACTTCTCCAAGGCCGAGACGAAGGCAGAGGCGGCCATCAGCTACCTCACCTACGTGAACGGTGACATCTTCGCGACTGAGGACGACCACGTGAAGCTCGCGGTGTGTGCGGCGGCGGAGACTATTTACTACAGCGAAAAACAGACCAGTGCGACCGGCGGCAATGGTGCCGGGATCAAGAGCGAGAGCAACGACGGCTACTCTGTCACCTATGTGACGGAAGCACAGGATGGCCAGACAGCAGAGGCAGCACTTCGCAAGAAGGTGGCCGAAGCGGTGAGGGTGTACCTGCTGCCGACCGGATGGCTCAGCCG